TTTCATCAAGTATAAGAAGATTAGTGTTTGTAGAGTTTTTCATTTTTGCAACTGCTCTCCAAGTAAAAAGAAGTGCAAGGTCAATACGCATCTTTTCTCCCTCTGAGAAGGAAGAATAAGAAAACTCATCGCGATATCTAGATTTAATTGTTTCCTCAAAGTTTTCATCTAAAGAAAAATTTACATAAAACTCCATAGAGGTAAGATACTTATTAATTAATTTATTCATTATAGGTAAATACTGTTTAATAATTTTAGTTTTAATACCTGTATCCTGTAGCATATTTCTTGCCGCTTCTGCGTACAGTTTATCTTCTCTTAACTTAGATTTTTGTTTATTGAAAAGATCAGCTTCATCTTTTAATTCTTCTAACTTATCAACATCAGAAACCGATGCACCATCACTTTTAAATTGAGTTATCTCTGTATTTAACTGTGAATTAAATTTTTCTAACTCTAATATAGAAGATTCAATTTTAGCAATCTCAACTTGATTTTCTCTAATTGTATTTGTAATACTTTTTATTTCATCTTTTCTAGATGATACTTTTTCTAATTCAGTTTTAAGTTCCTTCATACCAACTTGTATTTTGTCTGCCTCAGACTTTTTTTGTGTAATCATATCTGATTTAAATAATTCATCAATGTGTTGCTGACAAGTTGGACAATCTTCATTGTCTTCAAAAAAATCAATCATTGAGGTATGTGTTCTATGTTTTTCAACAAGTGTAGACTGAATATCTTTTAATTTTGTACTTTTAGTTTCAATTTTTACCTTATCATCAATGGATAATAGAAGATCATTATTTGTTTTTTCTAAGTCACTTTTTTCTTTAGTTCTAGAAAAAATTTCTTCTTTATTAGTTACAATCAAATCTTCTTTTTGTTGAATAATTTTTTCTTTATTATCTTTCAAGTCAGCTATATGATTTTCTTGAAAACTTATTTTTTCAGACGCAAGTTCACATTGATACTCATTTTCACGAATATCATCTAGTATTGTTTTTAGTCTTTGTTTTAATATTAAGTTCATTGTAGAAAATATTTGTATGTCAAGTATTTCTTCTACAACTTCTCTACGATGCCTTGCTTTAAGTTGCATGAAAGGTACAAATGTTGAACTACCAAGAATAACAACTTGAGTAAAAGAACGATAGTTTAGTTTTAGTATTTGTTGTTCCAAAATTTTCTGATAGTCACGTGCATTTGCATTTTGATTTATTAAAATATCATTTTGATAAATTTCAAATTTATTTGGTTTAATACAACGAACAACTTTATAATCTATAGTTCCTATTTTAAACTCAACCTCTACAACTGCAGAAGAATTATTAATTGAGTTAACTAACTGTGTTTTACTAATATTACGAAATGGTTTACCAAATAAACTAAAACATAGTGCATCTAGTATTGTGGACTTACCTGCTCCATTTTCACCAATAATAAGTGTAGTAGGTTTTTTATCTAGTTTAATTTCAGTAAATTGATTTCCTGTGGAAAGAAAGTTTTTCCATCTAACATATTTAAATTTAATCATATCTCTAAATCTTGTGCCTCTGTATATAATTGTCTTTGTAAACTAATTAATCTACCCTTATCTAAAGAGGTATCAAGTTCTTCAATATATTTACTTAAAAGTGTCATCGTATCTTCTGTATTTTCGACAATATCATCAGACACGGTATTAGCATCTAAATCAGAAAAGTCTTCTATAATTTTAACTTCGTGACAATCGCATTTTAACACTCTATCAATAAAATGGTCAAATTGATACAAGTCTTTTTTATTTACCACAATAACTTTTACATAGTGATTTTCTAATTTACTTACATCATATTTACTATAATCATTTTGTGTATCATCGTAGTAAACTTTTTTATGAATAGTGTAAGGATTTTCTATTCTTTCTAATTCTCTTGTTTCTGTGTCAAATACATGAAAGCCTTTTTTGTCATCACAATCACTCCAGTAAAGTTCATATGGTGCACCTAAGTAATAAATGTGACCATCATCTGATTTAACATGAAAGTGACCAGAAAAAACACTATCAAATTTTCTAAATGTGCTTTTACTAATTCCATTTTCATTTACTATACCTCTCATCATTTCAAATCCAGCAACTTCAAGATGACCCATACAAACGTCTGCTGTAGATTCATGAATCATACCTTCAGAATATATTGAATTTTGACTGTTAATCCATGGCAAAAATAATATTTTAGTTCCATCAAATTCCACTTCTTCAGCCTCTGGATAAATTTTAATATTTCTATGTCTATTTCCTAAAAGTTCTTCTACTGAATTTACATCATTAGTATTTTTGTAAAACGTATCATGGTTACCTATCATAATATGTAAATCTACTTTTAAAGTATTAAATGGTAAAATAAATCGTTCACGAAAATCTTTTGCAGTTTTGTATGAAACAAACTTACGTCTATCCATCAAGTCACCTAAATGAATACAGGTTTTTATATTGTTTTGCTGAATGTAGGGAAAGAATATTCCCTCGTAAAACTTGTAAAAATAATCGTTGAAATTTGAGTTATCATTTCGAGCACCAAAATGTGTATCATTAATTATAGCAATCTTCAATCATCTAGCTCCATAAAATTTTCTAGTCCACTAATTTTATCTTTATTTTCTTTTTTCTTAGGTTTGTATACTGCCTCATCTGGCACCATAACATTTACATCAAATCCACTAACTTGATATGGTGTAGTATCATGTGGATTTGTAACATAAGGAATAAATTCTTGTTTTTCAATCATTCTATGTTTTACATGAGCTTGTTTCTTTTCTTTTTGTATTCTACGAATAAATGCATAGTAAATAATTTGTGTAAAGTATGCAAAAGGATTATTTGATTTTTCTGGATTAAAGTTATGAATATATTGTAAACAGTTTTCTATACCATCTGATATCATTTCTTGTCTGTAAGTATAATTAATAAAATTAGGTCTGTATGATAAACCATTTGCTATTTTAAGAAAGCATTCACCAATGTAATCAGATATTCTAGGAAGTTCTTCATCAGCTTCCTCAGCCTCTTTACACTGCTCTTTCCAATCTTTCATTGCTTGAAGAAATTTTTTATTGTCCACATAATGAACACTTTGTTTTTTCGCCATAATATTTCCTTTGCATATTTCTTCTATACTACACTAATCGTATAGAAATGTCAAGAGATATTTTTATTAGAAATTATTTTTTTTGCACTTGACAAGGCAGCAAG